ACTGCCGCAGACATCTGCTGAGCCATCGGGTTCTGCCCAATTTGCTGAGCAATCATTGGGTCTTGCAAGAACGTTGTGTGCACTGCAATGTGCGCATCGTGATCCTGATAGATAAACGCTTTAGTCGGCGAGCCATTCAAGAACGCCATGTTCTCTGATACTGGGTCACGCGGTTTTTGATCCTCGTCAATCGGCACGAGCTTCTCTGCGTTCGGAACACCCAAGACATCAATCATCTGTCTGTGCAACTGCGCCAAGTTATAAATCTGCGGAGCCTGCGCCGACATCTGCATCACAGCTTGGTATTGCATGATGCGTTGAGCCATCGTCGATGTATTGGGATCGCTAACGGGTATGACATCCACCATGTCATAGTCTTCCCTCTTAGCACTCTTCTTGGCCATGACTGGCTCATAGTCATAAGAGCTTGGGGTGTGATCTCTTATGATTTCTTTGAGTAACTTAAACTCTTCCTTCATCGAGTTGTGCACGCGAGCTTGCACAGCGCCCATCACTTTGAGTTGCCTCTCCAACAGCGCCAGTGTTGTACCCACAGGAGCTTGGCTCGACATGTCGCTGACCTTCATGTCGGCGATCGATCCCAATCTTCTAGCTTCGTCGGTGATTTGATTCAAAAGAGCCAACAAAACTTGTGACGGCTCCTTATAGGGAAGCGTCATGATGTTGTCTTTGATCGCGCCGCTTGGCACATCAACATCCCTGAACTCTCCTGGGGCGATTGGTGTATCGTCACCCTTGACACGCAAGCCGCGAGATTTTAGCCCACCTGGTAGGTTAGATAAAGTTCCCGCGTCAACAAGCTGTCTAATGATCGATGTGCCCGCACGCGCGTAGCCACCAATGATATGAATCAAACCCATACCATAAGCACCGAACCCAGGAATATAACAATAGTCTACAAAGTGATTTCTCTTTTGCTTAAACTCTGTTTTCTTTTCTTCATTCCAATTCTCATAGATTGACAAAACTTTATTTGTCCCTCTGTCGATCGAGATAATGTAAGGCTCTGCAACCTCAACATCTTTTTCTCGCTCAGACTTATCAAGCAGCCAATCAATCTGCACTTCATAAATCTGATAACGATCATCATCGGTCAGTGAGTAGCCTTCGTCTTCGGCTTTTTTCTTTTCGATATCTGTGTAAAGTTGTTGTGGCTCGCCTAGTTCTATCTCTCTATAAAAACCTGCGGCTTGTAACTTCTTAATTTCATTTTTGGTCTTACGCATCATGTGAGTGACACGCTCTGCGTTCCTCACACCACTCGTACCATGAGGAATGATTACATCTTCTGCAGGTACAAACATCGACACCTGCCGACCAAGCCCTGGATCAAAATAAATTTTCTTGAACGCCGATCCCGCAAGCCCCAAATTAAAGAGCATCTTCTCATGCTCCATCCTATACTCGGGCATCACCTCAGTCAGCTCATAGTTCATGTCTTCTTGGACACGTCTAGCAGCTTCTTGTTTCACCTTATCAATAGCGCCAATGATCTCAGTCTTGACTGGGCCCGCTGGAGGAAACGTTTCCATGATAGATTCAGCCTGGAACCTAATCGCAGCTTCTGTTAAGACAGTGCTATAAACTCCACAAGCTCCATTCCAAGGCTCAGTGCGCTCTTCATACTTCATCCCAAGCACTTCTAGACCCTTAACATAGGTCTCAACCCAGTCTTTTCTGGACGAAATATCGGCTTCAATGAGCCCAACAATCTCGCCCGCCATGCTCTGTAATTCGCTTTCAGACATGTCTTCGGCAAGATTTTTGCTCCTTTTTGGCCCTTTTTCGGGTATTAAAGTGATCTCAACTGACCCATCTGCCATGTGTACAGCGTCAGGATTCTCTATTTCTATCTCCAAATCGGAGTCATCGCCAGGGTTTTGACCCATTAAACTGGGCATTCCCTGGGAATAAAGCGCTTTATCTACGTTGGTTGCCATGATTTATCCTTAAATTAACTTGCTGTTGCCCTTGATGGGCTTGTCTACTAAGCCGCCACGCTTGAAAACCTGGTTTCCCATGACGTCTACAGCGGGTTGATTTGAATTATCAGGCGAATTTGCTTGGTCTGTTGGTTGTTTTACGTCAGGTGTTGTCAAATCTACGGCAGGTTTAGATGGATCCACGTTGGGTGTATTGGCTTCTAGCTGATCGTTGTAGTGATCGGCAATAAAGTCCAACATCTCTTGGTTCTTTGGATGCGTAGCAGCGTAGCTTTCTGCGTTGGAGTCCGCCGCGTATTTCCTGGCTTTGGGGCCCGCGCCATTCCACACCTCTAAAAATTGTTTTTTGCGTCTACCTGCTGTCTCTGATTTACCATAAATAGCAGCGGCAAACTTAGCGGCGTCGTCGTCGTGCCCGTTGCCAACCAAGTTCTTGTATATCTCAACTTGCTTTTTATTAGCAACATCCATGGCGTTGTAGTTTGTGCCGAAATCATCCCGACCTTCGTGCAGCGCCATGTTTGTTAATTGTTCTGGAGTTAATTTAGGCACGCCAAAATGTGTGCCAGCCGCCGCGGCTCTCACAAAAGTCTCCATGGTGGGCGCATGAAACTTCGTAGGCAGGGTTTCCATCCTGTCTTTTGCACCAAACTTATTCTGCGGGTTTGCTCTATACCCCTGTATAAATTTAGCCTGCCCAGATGAGATGGGAATCGGGGTTGGTGTAACGGGCGCTATATCCTCTGGGTCAACAGCATCCACCATAGGTTTCAACAGAGGTATCGAAGCCAATAAATCTCGTAAGCCAGCCATATCCTGTCCTAGTAGAAGACCGCGTTGCGGCGTTTAAAGTATTGTTGTTCTTCAGGCTCATCAATTGGCAGCCTCAAAAACCCACCTTGTCGGAACCGCATCAGCGCTAAAGTCGTTGCATCAACCAAGTCATCGTGTTCCCCAGATGGGAAAGCAGCTATTTCGTCAACCAATTCTTCAGCCCAGCGTGTTCGTGGCAGATAAACTTTGCCAGACGCAATGATATCCGACACTGAGTTCAAGCGGGCAATTTTGTCTTGGCCCCTACTGGGCGTATATTCCTGCACGGGAATACCCATGGCGCGCAACTCATAGATCAACGGAGCACCTGTGGCTTTCTTTTCCACGAGTAGCCCATCAGGTTCCCACTCGTTGTACTCCGCCAGCACATCTTTCTTTAACTCTACCCACTCAACACGCTTCTTATAAGTATTAAGTAATATGATATGTGGCTTACTTCTGTCTTCATCTTTATAGAATATCCCCCACGTCGTGCCCGCTGAATAGTCAGCACGCTGGTTCTTTTCAAATGCAGTATCCCATGTCTGCAAAATGTAATCGCAAGGAGGCGGCACTTCATCTTCCCACCACTGCCACCAATCCCGTTTAACAATCGCACTCTCATTACCCACTGGGTTTTGCTGATACTGTGCTTGCCACTTACTATTTGGCAACTCATCTCTCAGAGCTTCCAATTCAGGCAGTGACCAAAACTCTGGCCATACGGGTTTACCCGAAGGCATAATGGCAGGAAACTCAATCACCTCCCATTGTTCTCCGCCACGGGCGGCGGCAGCTTTGAGCACTTGCCCTGTCAAATCCCGCATCGCCCAGCGCGTCATCACAATCACAATAGCTCCGCCTGGTTGTAGACGTTGACGCGGGCCAGACGTATACCACTCGTACACTTTATCAAAGACATCTGGGTTACTCGCAGCCAGCGCGGCTTCTTGTTCAGAGTGCGGATCGTCAATGATCAAAAGGTTTGCACCCTTACCTGTAACTGTACCGCCAACACCAATAGCAAAATAATCACCACCCTTGGAAGTGTTCCAGCGGCCCGCTGCTTTGGAATCTTGCTGTAATTGCAAATTGGGAAATATTCCTTTGTAGACTTCTGAGTCAACTAGGTTCCTAACTTTCCTACCGAATCCAACTGCCAGCTCTCCAGTATTGGAGGATTGGATAACTTTTTTATGGGGGAATCTACCCAGAAACCAAGCAGGGAGCAAGTAAGAAGCGAATTCTGACTTAGTATGTCGCGGAGGCATATTAATAATAAGCCTTTTAGTTTCTCCATTCGCGACCCTTTCAAAAGCCTTCGCCATGATTTTGTGGTGTCGCCCAGATATAAACTCTGGCCAGACTTGATGCACAAAACCCATAAACGTATTTTGCGCAAGCTCTTTCTCCATCATCTTCTCACGATGCTCTAGATCGCGGAGGATTTGTTCTTTCTTAGATTGGGGCAGTTTGTCTAGCTGCGCTAAGAGCAGCTTAAATTCAGGATCAAGGGTTTCTACCAATTGATCATCCCTCATAGGAATTTTCCTCTGAAGGTTTATTTTCAATAACTAGGGTTTCCTCTAATTCCTCTTTAACATCTAGATCAATGGTGGTGACCTCTTGGGCATGCAGTCTCATCATCTTTCTGATCTTATCCTTGATGGCGTTGTCTATATCATTGACCGAGTTATACGTCACAGTAATTTCAGTCTTCTCAGTGAATAAGCCAACGTCGGATACTTTACCCAATAGCTCAGTTGCCTTGATCTCAATCCGTGGGTCACCGCACATTGTTAGATCAAGCAGTTTATTAATAGTCACTTGGCGTAGCTCGGCGGCATCAGCGACTATCTGGCTGTTGTACTCCTGCAGCATGGAACCAATTCGTTCGGCGACAGAACGTTTCTCTAGCTCTCGGGGATTAGCAGATGGTTTTGGTTCTTTTCGTTTCTTTGGCTTCTCGGCCATCGCATCTTCGTATTGTTGCTTAGCCAGCGTTGCGAAGTCCTCAAATACTTTGTCCGCTTCTTGCTGGGCAGTGGGATCTGTTTCTATTGTGGTGCCTTCTAGTTCACCGCCCTCCAATTCGCTGAGCCCGCGTAGCAGCGCCGCCGTGTTGGCAGCGATCTGCATATTTTCACGAAGAGTAGAAGCAACCTCTGGCGCTGCAGAAGTTGGATATGGAACCGTATGTTCGGGGTGAAGAGGTATAGCCATGGAGGAAAGTGGGCACTCCAAAAAAGATGTTTGCATTGTAGCAGCATGGAACCAAAAAATGCAAGGGGGGTGTTTTTGGTAGTACCTTTTTAGTGACGGGGGGTGTTTTTTAAAATTTGCTGATCAATTGTACGGAATACTGTGTATGTGTGCGGGGTGTACCTTTCCCGCAGTTTGGGGGGTGCCCAGGTAGTGGGGGTCGCCGTGTCCCCGAATTTTTTTCTCTATCGCCAAAGGTCTAGTCGGAGAAGATCGTTTTTATTTTCGGGGTTTAGTCGGAGAAGATCGTTTTTATTTTCGAGGTTTAGTCGGAGAAAAGCGAAATTTTTTTTCTGGTGCTTTGTTACCCTGTGTGGAATTTTCCCCTGCTTTCTGTGGTTCTGTCATACTAAACACATGGGGAAATTGATTGTCTTCCCATCGGAAACGTCGACACGTTGTCGATTGTTCCGTGAGCGTTTTGCTCGATCCTTTACTTGGAGAATTAATCATGGCTAAGAACCAAAACCCTGTTGCATCGGCTACGGCTGTTGTTGTTCAAACTATTGCGGGTAAACCTGCTGTTGAGTTGCAAGATACTATCTTTACCATTGGTGAGGAATCTTTGCAAGCCGAGCGCGAGATGGCACGCGGTAAGCAAGCACTCGATGTGCTCGACGCTAACCTGCACGATATCATTAAGGGCTTGCCCTACAATGA